TCCAATACCTTGATAAGGTGTAGGATATATAGATGAACTACTATGTCCTTCCTCTGGTAAAAGAGTAGGTATAGTTAGTTTAGCAGCTTCACGTCCTCTCTCAAGGAACGTATCTCGTTCACTCTCAAGCTGACTATAACGTTTAGCCACACTTCCTGTTTCCATTTCCATATCTTAATCCTTAGGTATACCCCCTTCTATAAAGGGCATTAGTTGAACTTTTTTCTTTTTATATTTACTGTCTGAGACAGCCTCAGTAGGTTCAGGTTCTTTATCATCAAAGGGCATAGTAGTATTCTGGTCTACTTCTTTAGAATCTCTACCTGTTAGCTTCTTCATTTCACCTGTATCTTTTGCAAGTACTAAAGCTCCCATGATATTATCCCTTTGGTATTTGTAGACCTGAACCTGTGCTACCTGTTTGAGTTGAGTCAGTCATATTTAAGTCTGCTCTTAAAGCTTTCTTGCCTGTCTTCTTTTTCTTTAATGTTGTACTCTCTAAATCTGTATCGTCTAGCTCTATGTCTGGAGTTTTAGCTACAGCTGTAACTGGACGTGCAGGAGTAGGGAGTGGTTTTGGACTGCTGCCCCCTAATAATCCACCCATATCTTATTCCTCTGTGTTAAAATCGTTGTTTTGTAATTCAACAAGCTTCTGTATTATAGATTGTTGACCCCTGAGAAAGCTTAGTTCTTCAGGGGACACTTGTTCTAACGGAAGTTTGTTAGGGTATAACATTTTTAGATGGCTAAGTAACCCATCTGTAATGTTAAAATCGTTGCCTAGTAATTTCATGTATGCAAACTTTCGCTAATGTTGTAACTTTAGATATCAACTATCTCACAACCATCAGCAGTACATGCTAATGTTTGGCTACTGTTGGTAGTATCTTTCTTCTCATATAACGATAAAGCAGACCAATCAATTTTAGTAGGCATCTGTTTCTTGAGGTCATTATACTCCTCCTCAGTTATGTCTTGATAAGGTGCTTGAGCATATGTGTGGTCACTATGAGGTAAGAAAGAAATACCTGAACATATGTCAAAGTTCTTGTATACCCATGCTCCTACTTCCATCCACTCAGCATCCTTAACTGTGATAGTAACAGAAGGTTTATGCTCACACCAGTTTAAGGCATAATGTTTCCACAACTCTAGCTGCTCTATAGCAGTCATAACATTACGTGTGACTGAACCACTAGGTGATTTAGTAGGGAAGCTAAACACTGTAGTAGAGTCAGGCTTCATTACACATGCTTCAGCAGGGATACCACTATCTTTTAAGAACATTGTTAGTGGGTCTTTATTATCTCCACGTACAGTTCTAATGTAGTAGTCACTATGTCTAGCATGAATACCTGAGGCACTATCAACTAACTGTGAGACAGTACCTGAAGGTTTGACACAGGTGATAGCAGCTGATTGTGGTATCTTTAAGATAGCAGAGTAGTAGATGTTAGTATCTATAGCTAGTTCCTTCATCTCTTTTAACCATGTCTTACTATCCAATGTCTTAGACAACACCATGTTATCCATGATACCTGTAAGTGAGACACCTAGTAATCTCTCTTGCTCTGTGTTCTCCTGCCATATCTTACGTAAGTAAGGCATGTGAGTAAAGGTAGATTGTATTGTACCTAAGATAGTAGCTAGTCTTACTTTCTTCTTGAGACTTTCTTTATCATCTGATGCACGTACAACAACTTCAGTTAAGTTACAGAACTGGTAGGGTCTTAGGATTATCTCTGAACAAGGATTAGTACCCCACTCATGTCCTGTTTCTCTACGTCCATTCATACTAACATGCTTATCTGCAGCTACCCTTGAGAAGATACCTCTCTCACCTGACTTAGATTCTACTAGAGACAACCACTCTCTCATAAAACCTTCCATGTCAGGCTTGTCTGTATAGGCAACAGAGTTATTAGCTAGTGCTCTCTGTCCTTCATTCTCCCACCATTGACCTGACTTAGCTTTAGCCATACGTCCATCACTTAGGTTAGACAAGCTTATCATAGCTGAACGTCTAACACCACCTACAACTACGACCTCACCAATCTTACACATGATGTCATGGCACTCAATGGAGTTAAGCTTTCTACCTGCAGCACCTTTGAACTTCTCTACTACAAAGTTAAACAAGTCAATCAAAGGTTGTGCACCACTAGCTCTACCACCAAAGGTCTTGAGTCTAGCACCTGCAGGACGTACAGCAGACATATCCCACTTAGGTATGTCACCTGTGTATAGATGTGACAATAACTTATGTAAAGCTTTTGCCCAACCTTCTTTACTATCTTCTACAAATACAACATCATTACTTTGCTGCATGTCAGCAGGGATGTCAGGTAGTTTAGATATTGATTGTCTTTCTACACTAAAGCCTACACCTGTGCCACATAGTAGGATAAACATAGCTTCATCAAAAGCACGTATGTGGTCAACAGGTAAGTAAGAGCAGTTGTAGATACAAGTGTTGTCTCTTTCAGCAGCAACTCCTGCAGTCATCAATGCTCTCATACTAGGCATAACTTGTAGATTAAGTATGGCTTCTTCTAGTTCTTCCCATACTTCAGGCTCTACTTTATCTGTACTTTTCTTTAAGAAAGACATGTATCTTCCCACAGTTTCATCCCATGTCTCTCTTCTGTTCTCTTCTTCTAACCATCTAGCATACCTACTAGTGGCTATAAATGTTTGGTAGTCTGTTGGTAATAAGTTGTTCATCTGTTATCCCCATTCCCTTGTATTGTTCCTCTTGCTTTACGGTCTGCTAGTTTATCTAAGTTCATCTCAGCTATGGTATCTAATCCATAACCTATGTCCCTAGCTATAGCAGCTATGTACCAAAGTACATCACCTAGTTCTCTTGCTAGGTTTTCTTTCTCATCTATGATTTGTTTATTATCTCTAATAATCTTCTTAACTTTCTCTGCTACCTCACCTGCTTCACCTGCTAGTCCAAGTGTAGGATACAGTATAGAAAACTTAGCATCATATATAGCTGTACTGTTTGCTTTAGTTTGATATGTTTTAAAATCCATTACCAGTTCTTCCCTTTAGTTTGTTCCATTAGTTCAATCATCTTAGTAAGATACCACTGTGCTTTCTTTGCATCTTGTATTGGGTCACCTTTAGCAAACAATCTAGTACTCAAGTACTTAATGACATTGCCTTGACAGTAACTGACTGCTTCCCACTCACCTAAGGCATCGACTATATAGTCTATAGTTTCTATCTTACCTTTGTTGTAGTGTGGTGGACTGTTAACCATATCTACTTTGGTGTCCATAGTTTTACTTCTCCTGTCTTCCTATTATATTCTCCATCACGTAGGATACGTGCTAGTCTTGCATTCTCTAAAGCTACTTCTTCTGATAGTCCCTGAGCTTTGAACGTATTGACAACAGTCTCCCACGTACAATTCCCCTTAAGAATCTTTTGAGCTTTAACAGCACCCACACTAGGACACCCTTTATAATTATCAGTAGTGTCCCCCACAAGTGTTTGATAGTAGAACTGGTAGTCAGCTTCTTCTTCAGTAATAGTAACCACTTCTCCATTAATCCAATGCTTTGCAGGTATAGTGAGTAAGTCCTTATCTGCAGACCATATAATATTTCTTTCGCTTTGGCTACCAAGTATACCCAGTACGTCATCAGCTTCTAATCCTTTCCATATCTCAACGTTGTATTCTTGATTCATATATTCTTTAGCCCAGTTAAGTAGCATAGGCTTACGTACTTCTTTACGATTTAGTTTGTAGTAAGAAGCTACATCCTTACGATAGTTAGTCTTGTCTGTAAAAGCTATAAGATGATTGTCAACAGGAGCTTCCATTAGTTTGTTTATCTGTTCATCTACTCTAGCCTTAACTTCATCCTCCCAACAATGCAAAGTCCATAGTCCTTCACCCCAGTTGACAGGTGTCTCTGCACTAGTAGCAGCTTTGTAGGCTACGATGTCTCCATCAATTAGTAATCTTATCATCTATCTCATCTCCCATTTTTAACCATACGTCCACATAAGTAGGACATTTAGGGCATGATAGATTGGTAACTATACCATCAAAGTTATACCCATCTTGTATATAAATGTCATGGTCACCACCCCATATTAACTCAGTGCCACAGTGCCAACAGTTCATGGTTTATGTCCTTTCAAATATTCGTAAGCTCTCAGTACTTTATCTTTATCATCCTTGAAGCCACCTAATCCTGTGTTACAGTTACCACATAACCAACCTCTGAATGTGTTAGTGTCATGGCAGTGGTCTAGTACCCAACGTTGTAACATAGGTTGACCATACTTACCTATCTCTTCTATATCTCTATCACAGATAGGACAGCAGTAATCATCAGGTGGATAGGGGTTCTCATTTCTTAATCTTTTAACCACTCTCTTCTGACCTGACTTACAAGATTTACACTTTCTTTTTATTTCACCTGAAGGCATGACTGCAAAGTTAGTTATAGGTTGCATCACATCACATACATTACATGTCACTGCCTCAATGAGTGTCTGCCCAGTTTCGTCCATACTTGTAATCACTGTCAAGTTTGCATCTGAACTTGAAGTGTCTTTCAACTCTGTGCATACATCCTTGAATAAGTCTCCCTGTGTCATCCTCTTGCCCTTTCTTTACTAGTAGTTGTACCTCATCGTGAATGAATGCTACAATCTTTGCATCAAGTCCTTGTTCTTTTATAGCCCTAGCTATGAAGACATACCAAGTCTTACATACCAAAGCACCAGCTGATTGTAACAAAGTATTAAGTGAAGCATGACTATGCCTGACAGGTATAATACGTCCATCTAATCCTTTGACCCAACCTCTTTCATCTGCTGCTTCTGATACTGCATCCTTGAGATACTTAAGTGCAGGTAGTTTCTTCAAGAACTTCTTCTTGATTGCTCTACCTTCTTTAGCTCCCTTACCTATTATCTTACCTGTCTTCTCATCACCTGACCCATACAAGAATCCGTAGATAAAAGTCTTGGCATTATTTCTAGTAGGTAGACCTGCTGCTTCTTGATTGATAGTATGTATGTCACCGTTGACTACTGTGTTAGCATAAGAACCATCATCATAAGCAGCCATGTAGTGAGCAAGACACCGTAGCTCAAGACCACTGGCATCAGCACCAAGAAGACTATAGCCAGTAGGAGCATAGAAGAGTGACCTACATTCTTTACCATAGGGTGCACCAACACTAGGAACTTGTGCAACATTAGGGTTGGAATGAGTACAACGAGAAGTAACAGCACCCATATGATTAACACGTCCATGCAGTCTGCCTTCCTTCTCCATCTTCAGCCAAGCCTGATTACCTGTAGCTAACTGACCTAACCTTTTATTAAGGAGTAGGTACTCGTTAAGCATCTTAGCCTCAGGCATATCAATACTTGAGAGTACAGCTTCATCAACTTTAGGCTCACCACTATCAGTAAAGGCTTTAGGTTTCCATCCTCTCTTCATTAGTCTGTCTGCTATCTGCATACGTGAAGCAGGATTGAATGGGATTGTCTTAGTCTTAGTCTTTAACTCTACGATAGTAGGTTCAAAGTTATTAACTAGTTCTTCTTCAAGCTCTGATTTACGTGAGACTAACTTGTACCACAATTCTTTAGCTGCTTCTACATCAAAAGGAAAACCATATTCCTGTTGTTGTAATAGTAAAGTATGTATCTCAGTCTCTAAGTCTAGTGCTTTTTTACTAAAATTTTTTTCAGTAATTTTAGAATACAGTTTGGCTGTAACCTTCGTGTCTTGTATACAGTAGTGTAACATGTCTTGGGTATACTCTCCAAAGCTCTCACTGCCCACATTGAACTCACCTTTTAGTTCTCCTAATCTGTATCCCCATGCCTTAAGGCTATGACTACCCATAAGTTTAGAAGGAAAGTTATTTGTTTTACTTAGTTCAACGTCCATCTCTCTTACGTCACACCATATAGTTCTTGAACATACTAAGGTATCTATTACTTTACCTGTGTAGTCAAAGTCATACAACTTCTTGAGTACTCTTAAGTCATAGTCAATAATGTTATGACCAATGAGAGCATCTGCTTTTGATAGGAACACAAGCCCTTCTTTTATTTGGTGGGGTTCAAAGGTGTATACCTTTTCTGTATCCTTATCTCTGCATACTATGCACCACACAGTAGTTACATCATCAAGTAAGTTGTCTGCTTCTATATCAAATATTAATTCCATTGTTTCTCCTTGTGTCTCTGCACTGTTTAGAATTCTAATTCTTCTTCATCAGGGAAGTGTACCTCATTCATTCTCCCTGTCTCTGTGTTATACTCTAATGAACAACTCAAGCCTGTCTCACCAGACCATCTGTTCTTCAATACTCTAACCTGACTTACGTTAGGTTTGTCTTTGTCTTGTTGGTTACGTTCTAATCCTATGACCATATCAGACAGCTGACCTATTGCAGCACTACCTCTAAGCTGTGACATAGAAGTCTGTGCTCCATCCTCATGTCCTCTGTCACCTGAAGGTCTCTTAAGATGTGACACTAGTATCATACCACAGTTTAGTTCTTCTACTAGTGAACGTAACTTAGTCATAGTGTTGTCAATGATACGTCTTTCATCTCCTCCTTCTAGTCCACTCACAACAATACTAATGTGGTCAAGTATAACATAATCAACTTGGCATCCTCTGACTAGGTATCTGATTTTAGATAGTAGATTTTCAGAGTCAGTTGAACCCCAATGGTCATACATGTACACCCTACCTGAACCAACTGTATTATCAAAAGCTTCCTTTAGTTCTTCTTTAGGTACATCATTTGATTGTAGATGTAGTGGTTTGTTTAAGTCAATGGACATCAAACCAAGTGAGGTACGTTTAACATTCTCTTCCAATGCTATGTACCCTACTGTCTGTCCCTGCATGATGAAGGAGTAAGCAAACTCTCTAGCTAGTTGTGACTTACCTATGCCACTACCTGCAGTGAGTGTTACAATCTCACCCTTACGACAACCACCTGTCTTCTCTTGTATACCTGCATAAGGATAAGAGACAGAGTGCTTATCATCTTCAGCAGTAATCAGTTCCCATACATCAGTACCTGCTATGATACCATCAGGTCTGTATGTCTTAGCAGCCCATACTGCATCAATGAGTTCCTCCTGTCTTCCTGCCTGTAACATATCACTGGCATCCTTGAGAGGTAGCTGGGCTATCTTAGCCTTACTAGGTGGTAGTATACTAGCTACTTCCTTTGCTGCTTTTTGACCATGCTCATCATTATCAAACATGATAACAATACTGTCATAGTTACACAGCCATTCAAGAGATTTAGACACAGCTTTCTTAGCAGAGTCTACACCTGAGGGAACACTTACAACTGCCCACTTGTTGTCAAAGACTTGACTCAATGACAGGGCATCTAACTCACCTTCAACAATGGTAATCATCTTACCCTTATCACGACAGAGGTGTTCACCATATAGTCCAATCTTCTTCATGTCACCTAAAACAAGGAAGTCCTTGTTACGAAGTCTTACCTTCTGTGCTTGGAGTGTGCCCTCTCTATCATAGTAGTTAGCTACATGTACCTTCTTATCCTTATAGATAGCTACACCATACTGCCAGTGTCTTGCTGTCTTCTCAGTTATCTTCCTTTTGTTTAATGCCTTTACCTCAATGGGTAGGAAAGCAAAGTTACTCTTCTGTGTAGTCACTGCTATCACTCCTTCATTACCTTGTGCTTTTGTTGATACTTGACAAGAGAAACAGTAGTGATGACCATCAGTATACAAAGCATTGGCATCACTACTGCCACAGTGAGGACACTTTTCATGTCTTATGAACTCACTATCATTCATCCTTACCTATTGACTCCTTTATAAACTTAGACATGTAATCTAAACCTTGAGCAATCTTCTTGAGTGTATCATTGTCATACTTCTCAGAGTCACCCACCATATCAATAGCCATGTCCTCATAAGTAGATGTATGTTCTATCTCCTCATCACCTATGATGACAGACACACTTAGACCTTGCTTAGTAAACTCTGCTTGTAAGTCCACATCAGTTTCAATCATGTCTTTAACATCTATCACACTCATTTCAACCACTCCTTTGGTATTGTTTCTTCTGCCCATATAAAACCATTACGGTCAGCCCATTCTTGACAGGTCATCTTAGAACCATCCTTTCTTTTCTTAGCTCCTTGTATAGTGGAGCTTGCCTTTTGAAATACAAATCGTATATCTAAGTCAGGGTACTGTGCCTTGACAGCCTTCATCTTACGTTGACTGTCTTGTCTGAAGTATCCTTTAAGCTCCACTATCATCTTGCCTATCTTTAAGTCAGGAACATAGTGACGTTCCACAAAGTATGCCATCTTCTCAGGCTCATACACATGTGGAATGTCACGTGCTACTAGGTCTGCAATGACCCTTGCCTCAAAAGTCCCCTTCGTCATCAGCAGTACCATCAGTATCTATGTCATCAAAAACTGCAGAGTTATCTTTCTCTATAGCTTTGGCAACAAACCCTTCTTCCTCATCAAAGATAGAATTAGGTGTGCCATGCTCAACCAAGTCAAGGACTTGCATAGCTTTTAGTCTAAGAGATACACCTACTTGTTTAGTGGACTGCATCATGTAGGCTACAGGTTCAACAGCTACCTTAACAAGTGAACCATTACCTATTAACTGACCTCCTAACATTGGGTTACGTTTAGCATCTACAACGTTAACCTTCTGCTTGTAGCTCTGACCGTTCTTACCTTTTATCTTAGCCTTAAGTTTAGTTTTGAATACAACATTACCTGTCTCATTACCATCTTGGTCAAAGTCTGGCTCAGTTACAGGACGTTTGGACAGGTTTGCCTTTAGCTGTGGCTTCTCCTTGACAACCTTATTGAACTCCTCATCGATGAGTGCTTCTAGTTGTTCACAAACTTGTGCTGCTTCTGCCTCAGGTACAATTACTGAAGTAGAATATTCTCCATCATCAACGAACCTTGTGTCAGGCTCAAAGACTTTTGCCCATAGGGACTTTCCTTTTATTACTAGCATATATAACTCCTTATTGCTATTTGTTTTGCCAACTGGCTAGGTTGTAACTTTAGAAATCAAGCAAAGAAATAGTCTGATTTCAATACGTTACGGATATCTAGGTTACCTTTACTTGGTGGTAGAGGAACATCCTCAGTACCTAGAGTCTTGATTGCATGAGTCCTGAGTTCATCAAGAACATCATGCTCTTCATACATACTAACGAACTGTTCACGTAGTATCTCAGATAGCTGTGGCATCATGCTACTATGTGTACCATAGCTGTCATGTACCATAGCAAAGTCTACAATACCTACCTTAGTAGCTTCGTTAATAGTACGTGTCATAGCAGAGGCATCTAAACTATGGATGAAGTTAGGACTACTACCTAACCCTGTCCTCTGCTTATTAACTTTGTCTTGCTTATCTTTAGGAAAGGATAGAGATACTATGTCACCATTGATGTGTGTCTTTATCCTCTTCTGTTCTAGTTCATTATACTGTTGCATAACTAACCAACCTGTAGGTGTGACCCACTCCATGTGTTGACCCATGTTAGAGTACACATCTCCTACACTCTTAATGTAGTCCATCACCTTACGTGCTGACACAATCACACCACTAATGCTGTCCCATATGTGACCTGCTAGGTAGTGAGTGACATTGAATAGGTCATCACCAAAGATGTTGGGTGTGCCTTCCTTTATCTTATCCTTGATAGCTTCTTCTATGTATGCACGACAAGCATGTTTAGTACCTGAGTAAGGTACAATCATAACAGGTCTCTTAGCTAACTTCCTATCAATACCAAACTCTAAACATTTCCTACCTAGTTCTGTGTCCTCCTCTCGTATACGTTGTATAGCTTGGTCAGCTACCTGTGTATAAATATCTTGAGGTACAGCAGAAGATATTAAGTTAGTAGCTACACCCCCTACCTCATCTCTTAGTATAGCTGAGAGGTGCTGTAATCCGTTGCAACTGCCATCTGCTGAGACAGGTAACCTACTCTCATAACCCCAACCAAACTTAGCTAGGGCTGACATCTCATAACACCAAGCTAGGAACTGGAATGGTTTGTCTGCCTCAAGCCAAGCTTGGTTATCAAAGGGATTGTCTGCTATCCTATGTGCCTCATCTACATACTCCCATGCCCATGCTTCACGTTTGTCTAACGTTATCTTATCATTACCATACAGGTTTGCACCATGTATACACAACCACCTTGCATCATCCCAACTATCAATAGGTACAGGATAACCAAACTCTAGTAGACTCTTACTCCAATCAGCTGACTGAGGTGTGAGGAATGTACTGCTTGCATACTTACGTGAACGGAAATCATTCTGCCATACGTAGTAGAACTTCTCATACTTACAGAACTGTTCAGCTACCTGTAAGGTACGTTCAACTTGTATACGTTTACTGACACTACGATTATTACTTGAGTAAATCTCAGCACGTTTACGTGACCATATTCTGAATGTAGATTTCTCTTCCTCATTCATCTCACTAGGTTCTTTACTGAAGTGGTAGTTAGGTAGAGGTGTGTCCTCCCTTGCAGGTAAGTTACCTACCTCTTGCCCACTCTCCCACATCTGACGTATAACTTTGAGTACGTTCTGATTAATCCTCCACTCAGTTTGTTGTAGTGCATTGAGACAAGCATACTCAGCAGTCAAGTCTTGTTCAGATAGTCTAGTTAAGTGTGTCTTTAATCCCATTACTTTCTCCTTACAATAGGTAGTTCATCTATGTCATGTCCATGATAACCTCCACCCTTAACTGATGTCCAATCTTTAGGTGGTATTACACAAGGTAAGTATCTTGGACGTGAGCCTTGCATGTACTCATTGAATGCCTTAATCCAATCAAGTGTATCTTGAGTTGGTACAACGTAGGTTGCACGTCTCTTCCTTTCAGTCTGCTGTGTGTCAAGCTTGATGATACCTGTACTCTGTATGATTAAGTCAATCAACTTAAACCCTACGTGTACACGTTCAGACTTGAGCCACTCAGTATTCTTGTAGCCATCCTTGTTCATCTTATTAGTTAGACCAAACCTTCTAGCTCCATATGCTTTCTTCATAGCAAGCTTGATTGTGTTGTTAGCTACGTCTCCTTCAGAGTGTATCCATTTGTCTAACCTATCTTGTATCTCAAGGTTACTACCCATAGTTCTAGCTACATACAGTAGAGTATTCTTTCTACTAATTGAATCCACTAGTGTTACAAGTGCAAGGTATGCAACTTGTTCTGCATCCATGTCCTTTAAATTTTTCCACGCAATATCTCGTGAGGTATTAGTAGGATTCTTAATGAACTGTACAACTGCACCTGTCACAGTTTGTACTAGCCTAGATACTATAGCTCTTCCATGTGATGTGTGTGATTCCTTTCCCTTTTCAACTGCCACATTCAACCCTTTGTTAAACCTTTGTATTCCACCTGTCATCATGTCAGTCTCTAGTTGAAGTTGTTCCTCAATTAGGGACTGTTCTGTTTCTAAAGTTACAACCAAGATAGACTCCCTTTAACATTATTAACTATAGGTACTCCGTTATACCTGACACACCTAGTACAATTACACCTAATAACATTAGTAAAAACTGTACACCTATCATGTTATACTTAGTACAATATCCTATACCTGAGACTGTAGCCATCATAACAATCCATAGTACCATGAACGTATTAGTCATACTCTCTCCTTCGTGTTATACATTGTTATCCATTCATTATTCCTTGCTACTTCTTCTTCTAGTAACTCAGTAAACTCCTCATCCCTCTTCAAAGAACAACCATCCTTATGTCCATTCAAATACTTGATGTGATACTGAGGTGTACCATGCTTATGGTATGGATTAAGATAACCTACATCATGGTAACCATTGTGATACCCCATTAGGTAAGCATCATCATATATATTCCTACTCATTAGTCTTCTCCTTTAACTACGATTGGATTAGATAGAGTCCAATCTTCTGCTATTATTTCTGCTTCTCTTTCAGTACTGACTGCTAACTTCCTTACTAGTTTGTTGTCTTGAAACTGTGTGATGTAGTAGAACTGACCTAAAGCATCATCAACATAGGTAACTTTAGCACTCCTACCCCACTCACTATCTCCATAGTACTGACTTAGTTCTCTCTTAATTGTCATTTGTTACCTCATCAAATGTGAATGTAAACTGATTGGGATGACTGTTAAACAATGAGTAGTCCTTATGTGCTACATCATCTAGTATGTCAGCTAGTTCATCTACTGTTGAGTAGTAGACAGGTTGTCCTAGCATAGTGTTATCCTTGTATGTCATAGGTACACACTCTTGTACCCCACTCTCTTCATCTTGATGTATGGATAGGTAAGTATCCTCATCAATCTGTATGTATATGTTACTCATGTTAATCTTTCTCCGTTAAAAATTTAAACTCACTCATTAACTTCCATCTGACTCTCTCTAACTCTCTTACGTCAGACAAGTACATGTCTTGACAGTCCAACAACATGTCCAAGCTACTATCTATAGCTCTGTACGTATCACGTATAGCTTTTACTTGTACGTCTGTTAAGTTTTGTTTAGTTTTCTTAGTCATTATTGTGCTCCATAGTTGTTAATCTCTAGTCCAGTTGGTCTGAAGTCTACCATCACACACCCATTAGATGTGTCACAGTTTAAACTAACTCCATCAAATCCTACTGCATATACTGTAGCTTGTACATCATGTACAGTTGGTTCTTCTACATCATCCTTCACAAAGATGTTAAGGTCGTAGGCTCTACCCTTCCAGTAGAAGGTCTCCCACTCATCACACTCACACGTACAAGCATTGTCTACTATCCATTGCTTAACGTATTCGTTGATAGCTTTTCTAAACTTTGTGTCCTTGATGTACTTGTCTTCAACGTCTTCATACTTACTATCCATGTACTTCTTAGTTAACTCCTCTCTCTTCTCCATCTCTCCTCTTAGCCATGCAATCTCTCGCTTGTCTCTCTCACTACTAGTAATGAGGTCTTGCATTTCTACTGCTAGTCTCTCCATTAAAGTTAGCGGCTCAGTCATACTCCATCTCCTTTAGCTCCTCAATGATTAACGTTGTGTTAAGCTCTTTAAAACTTGGGGTCATACAGTACCCCCTCATCTTTAAGCCTACCATAATAGGTTGCACGTTGTCTATAAAATTCTGCTTGCTCTGAGTTTTCGTCCCACTCATAGTCATACTGTTGTTTACGTGCTGACTTAAACTCAGCTACAACATCTACTAGATGTTCTGTTCCGTCTATTGGTTCTATGTACATACTCATTGTGTCTCCTCTCTCTCGTTAATGTAATCATTAAGACAATCTCTCAGCTCTATCAGTTGGTCATTAGTCCATATGTCCCTAGCTAAATACATAGTCCTCAT